CAAACGCGCAGATTATTTCCGGCTGGTTTGATTTCCGACCCAGACAATTCAAACAATCAAAGGTGATGGCATGGCCCGTGGGGGATCGCGCCCCGGTGCTGGGCGTCCGAAGAAAGAAGCGGGCAAAGCGCCCAGTGTTCGCAATCGCGCGGATGCCGATCGGCCCCGTCCTTCGCTGGATGGTCAGACCCCGCTGGAATACATGCTGAGCGTCATGAACAACCCGGAAGAAGATGGGTTGCGCCGGGACAAGATGGCGATGGCTGCGGCTCCGTATGTGCATGCGCGGGCGGCTGATGTCGCACCCGGCAAGAAGGAACAGAAGCAGGCTGCGGCGGAAGAGGCGACCAAGGGCCGGTTTGCCCCGCGCCAGGGTCCGCGCCTGGCTGTGAAGAATGACTGAGTGGTCAACGGCGTGTCCCGATTGGGAGGCGCGGATTGCCGATCGCAAAGGCCTGATCCCATTCGCACCGCTCTTCCCTAGTGAAGCTGAATATGCGCTGAGCGTGTTCAAGGATCTCAGGGTCGGCGACCTTCCGGGCAAGCCTCGGTTTGGCGATTGCTGTGAACCGTGGATCTTCGACTTCGTGTCGGCCATCTTTGGCGCGAACGATCCCGACACGGGGAACCAGCTGATCAGCGAGTTCTTCCTCTGCATCAGCAAGAAGAACGCGAAATCCACGCTGGCAGCCGGGATCATGATGACGGCGCTGATTACCGGATGGCGCGAAGAAGAGGAACTGCTGATCCTGGCCCCGACGATCGAGGTTGCCGGGAACAGCTTCAAGCCTGCTGCCGCTATGGTCAGGGCTGATCCGGACCTTGATGCGCTGTTGCATGTGCAGGATCACAGCCGGACCATCACGCACCGGGTTAATCGGTCATCGCTGAAGGTGGTGGCGGCAGAGACGGATACCGTGTCTGGCAAGAAGTCCGGCAGGGTGCTGATTGACGAGCTGTGGATCTTCGGCAAACGCCCGAATGCGGACGCAATGTTGCGAGAGGCAACGGGCGGGATGATTTCGCGGCCCGAAGGCTTCGTTGTCTATCTGACGACCCAATCGGACGCGCCCCCGGCTGGCGTGTTCAAGGACAAGCTGGACTATGCCCGCGACGTGCGGGACGGCAAGATCGTGGACAAGCGTTTTCTGCCGGTCATCTATGAGTTTCCCAAGCCCATGATTGACGCTGATGCGTTCATGCGTCCGGAGAACTTCTACATCACCAACCCCAACATGGGGCGAAGTGTGAGCCGCGACTGGCTTGAGCGGGAAATGGGGAAGGAACTGGCCAAGGATGCCAGCACCCGCGCCACTTTCCTTGCCAAGCACCTGAACGTCGAGATCGGGATGAACCTGCGGGCCAACCGCTGGCCCGGCGCTGACTATTGGGCGAGGCGGGCGAAGAAGGGGTTGACCCGAGAGGCGATCCTTGAGCGATCTGAGGTTGTCGTCGTTGGCTTGGACGGCGGCGGCGCGGATGACTTGTTTGGTGTGGCCATGGTTGGCCGGGATCGGGAAACCAAGGACTGGCTGGCCTGGCATCACGCTTGGTGCCACAAGGGCGTTCTTGACCGGCGCAAGAGCATCGCGCCCCGGCTTCTGGACTTCCAAGAGGAAGGCACGCTGACCATTGTGGGCGATGAGCTTGATGATGTCAGGCAGATTGTCGAGTTGGTGCAGGAGATCGACCAGCGCGGATTGCTTGCATCGGTTGCCGCCGACCCTGCTGGGCTGGGCGAAATGATCGACGCACTGGCTGAGATCGACGTGACGCCTGAAAACGGCAAGCTGATTGGCGCTCCGCAGGGATGGGCCTTGATGAACGCCATCAAGACGACTGAGCGAAAGCTGATCAACGGCACGTTCAAGCATGATGGCTCCGCGCTCATGGCGTGGTGTGTCAGCAACATCAAGATCGAGCCAACCGCCACCGGGATCCGGGCAACAAAGCAGAACGCCGGGGATCTCAAAATTGACCCGGCTATGGCTCTTTTCGACGCCGTAACGGTGATGAGCCGCAACCCGGAGCCTGGAAGGGCACCTGAATATCAGATGATCGTTCTATAAGGAGGCCCGCCATGTCGGAGTCAGAACGCCCGCTCCAGCAGCGGGCTTATTCAATTCTGCGGGTCAAGGAACTTGCAGAGGACAAGCGCATCATTCGCGGCATTGCGACAACGCCGACCGCCGATCGCGTGGGAGATATCGTTGTCCCGCGTGGGGTGACGTTCCAGAACCCGATGCCGCTGTTGTGGCAGCATGACCATTCAAAGCCTGTCGGGACTGTGAAGTTTGAGACGCCGACCGAAGATGGCATCCGGTTCGAAGCCGAACTTCCGATGGTCGAAGAGGCAGGCGTTCTTCGCGACAGGATCGAAGAGGCTTGGCAGTCGGTCAAGGCTGGTCTGGTCCGCGCTGTGTCCATCGGCTTCCGCGCCCTTGATCATGAGATCATGAAGGACGGCGGGTGGCGCTTCACCAAGTCTGAAGTGATGGAGCTGTCGCTGGTGACAATCCCGGCCAACTCTGAGGCCACAATCGATTTCGTGCGGGCGTTCGACACGTCCGTGCCCCGCAATTCTGCTGAACCCGCTCCTGCCGCGTCTGGCAAGTCAAAGCGTGTTGTCAAGCTGAATGAACCGTCCCGCGTTCGGGAACCCTTCAAACTTCTCCACGTGCGAAAGCCCGAATAAAGGATGCACACCATGGCTAAAGCCACTTACGCCGAACAGATTTCGGCAGCAGAACAGAAACGCGCCGCCACCGTCGGTGCGATGGACGAAATCATGCAGAAGGCTGCCGACGAGCAAGCCACGCTGGATGAAGCCCAGCAGGAAGAATTCGACAACCTGGAAGCCGAGATTAAAGAGATCGACGGTCACATCAAGCGCCTGCGCCTGATGAACAGCGTTCAGGAAAAGTCGGCTCAGCCTGTTGCGGGCGGCAACACCCGCGATGGCGGCATGGCCCGCGCTGGCGTCCAGATCAAGCGCAGTGAAACCCTGGCCCCCGGCATCGCCTTTGCCCGCATTGCCAAGGTCAAGGCCCTGGCCCGTCTGGACGGCGAAAGCGTCCGCGAAGTTGCGAAGGCCCATTACGGCGAAGACTCGTCGGTGTATGGCCACTTCGTCAAGGCTGCCGTTCCCGCCGCCAATACCGGCAACGAAAGCTGGGCAGGCAACCTGATCACGGAAGGCGGCGCATTTGCCGACTTCGTGGAATACCTGCGCCCCCAGACGATCTTGGGCAAGTTCGGAACCGGCAATGTCCCTTCGCTGCGCCGCGTTCCGTTTGATGTCCCGTTCCTGGAGCAGACCAGCGGTGGTCAGGGCTACTGGGTCGGGGAAGGCAAGGCAAAGCCGCTGACCAGCTTCGGCACCGGGCGCAATATCCTGACGCCGCTGAAGGTTGCGAACATCGCAGTTGCCACCGAGGAGATGCTGCGCCGCTCGTCCTTGGCTGCTGACGCCTGGATCCGCGACCAGCTGGCCGCTGCGCTGCGTGAGCGTCTGGACATCGACTTCATCGATCCGGCCAAGGCTGCCGTTTCCGGTGTGTCGCCTGCGTCGATCACCAACGGCGTCACCCCGATCATTTCGAGCGGCACCGACGCCGACTCCATCCGCGCCGATATGCGCGCGCTGTCGGCTGCGTTCCGCACGAACAACAGCAGCACCAGCGGCTCGGTCTGGATCATGCCGGAAGGCGTTGCTGAAGCACTGTCGATGATGGTCAACCCGCTTGGTCAGGCTGAATTCCCCGGCATCACCGCCGAGGGTGGAACCTTCATGGGCAAGCCGGTCATCGTTTCGGCCTACGTCCCCACGGCTTACGACCCCGACGGGGCTGGTGCAGAGGAAGCAGGTGCGATCGTCGCACTGGCGAAGGCTTCGGAGATCTACTTCGCGGATGAAGGCGGCGTGATGGTCGATTTCAGCCGTGAGGCATCGCTGGAGATGGCTGACAACCCCTCACACGGTTCGGTCACCCCCACCGCTTCGCAGCTGGTGTCGATGTTCCAGACCAACAGCGTGGCTTTCCGCGCTGAGCGCATCCTGAACTGGATGAAGCGCCGCAGCAATGCCGTCGCCGTTCTGGGCAGCGTGAACTGGGGCAACTAAGCCCAATTGGCGGGGCGTTCGCGCCCTGCCTCCTACTTGATCGGAGGATGACAGATGGCTGGATACATGACCCGCGCGATGAAGTCGAAAGATCCGCGCTATGCCCGCATCCTGTCGAGGCTTGGATACAACCGGCGCGATATGGTCGCAGCGGATGTTCAGGCAGGCCAGAAAACACAAAGCGAGGCCCGCGCAGATGACGATCTGACGAGCCTGCGTGCTGACTACCAGGAAGCCGTCGGTAAGAAGCCGTATCATGGCTGGGATGCCGAAACGCTGCGCGAGAAAATCGCCGAAGCGAAGGAATGAACATGCTGGGGCTGTTTAGGCGCAAACCTGCGCAAGAGAAGGCGCTGAGCCAGCCCCAAAGCCGGGGCGGCTGGCTGCCTGTAGTTCGGGAAAGCTTCGCTGGTGCGTGGCAGCAGAACGTAGAGGTCAACCGCGACACGGCCCTGACGTATTTTGCAGTATTTTCTTGCATGACGCTCATTGCGCGGGACATCGCCAAGTTGCGCGTGCGTCTGGTGCAGCAAGACGGAAATGGTGTTTGGGTTGAGGTCGAGAACAACGCGTTCTCTCCAGTCCTGCGCAAGCCGAACAAGATCCAGAACCGCATCCAATTCTGGGAAACGTGGTTCCTGTCGAAGCTGTCCAACGGCAACACCTATGTCTTGAAACAGCGCGACAACCGGAACGTGGTGGTCCAGCTTCACATTCTGGACCCGCAACGGGTTCAGCCGCTGGTTTCTCCGTCGGGAGAGGTCTTTTATCGGCTTTCTGCCGACAATGTCGCTGGTGTGGAGGATGACGTCACGGTTCCTGCGTCAGAGATCATCCACGACCGCATGAACTGTCTTTTCCATCCGCTTGTCGGGCTTTCCCCGATCACGGCGGCGGGGCTTGCGGCCATGCAGGGTAGCGCGATCCAGAACGACAGCGCAAACTTCTTCGCCAACCGTGCTGTGCCTGGTGGTATCCTGACGGCCCCCGGCGCTATCGGTGACGACACCGCCCGCAGGCTGAAGGATTACTGGGAGTCGAATTTCACCGGCCAGAACGCGGGCAAGATTGCCGTCGTTGGGGATGGGCTGAAGTTTGAGCAGATGCGTGTTGCCGCAACTGACGCGCAGGTTATCGAGCAACTGCAATGGACCGCTGAGGTTGTCTGTTCCGCTTTTCACGTTCCCCGCTACAAGATCGGCGTGGGTGATATGCCAACCTACAACAACATCCAGTCATTGAACGTCGAATACTACAGCCAGGCCCTCCAGTCTCTGATGGAGGAGGCCGAGTTGTGCATGGACGAGGGCCTTAATACGCCGTCAAAGATGGGGATGGAGTTCGTTCGCGACGACTTGTTGCAGATGGACAGCCTGACGCAGATTGAGGTTTCCAAGCAGGCTGTCGGAGCTGGCATCCTGACGCCGAACGAGGCCCGCAAGCGGATTGACTTGCCGCCCGTTGCTGGTGGCGAAAGCGCCTATCTGCAAGAGCAGAACTATAGCTTGGCCGCATTGGCTCGTCGGGATGCGCAGGCGGATCCGTTCGGCGTAGCAACACCGGCACCGGAAGCGGATACCGAAGAGCGGTCAGCCGCGCTTCTGGAGAAAGAGATGCGGGGGCTTCTGAATGCTCACTGAGAAAGCAATCGCGCAGGTCACGGTGTCGGTGATCAAAGAACATACCGCCCCTTTGCTGGCCCGCATCGCGGACCTGGAAAAGCAGTTTTCGAATGCACCAGCGCCCGCCCCTCTCAATGGCATCGACGGCAAGGATGGCGCTGACGGTGCCGATGGTCGCGACGGCATCGACGGCAAGGACGGGCTGAACGGAAAAGACGGTGCCGCTGGCCGCGATGGGATCGATGGCATCGGTGTCTCGGACGCCATGATCGATCGGGATGGGAATTTGGTTCTGACCACATCGACCGGGGCAATCAAGACGCTTGGCCGTGTCATTGGCAGTGACGGCAGGGATGGCGCTGACGGCAAGGATGGCCTGAACGGCACAAAGGGCGCTGACGGCAAGGACGGTGCTGATGGGCGCGACGGTCTCGGGTTTGATGACATGAGCATCGAATATGACGGCGAACGCAACTTCAAGATGGTGTTTGCCAAGGGCGAGACCAAGCGGGTCTTTTCCTTCGATATGCCTGTAATCCTCGATCGTGGCGTCTTCACCGACGGCAAGGAATATGCGCCTGGCGATGCAGTCAGCTTTGGCGGTTCCATGTGGATTGCCAAGCGGGCAACCGAAAACAAGCCGGGACTCAGCGACGACTGGCGCTTGTCGGTCAAGAAGGGCCGCAACGGCAAGGAGGCGTGATGCTTGTTGATCTAACAATGGCTAAGCGCTGGCTGCGAGTTGAGCATGACAGTGAGGATTTGCTAATCCAGGACTTGATCGACCAGGCGTCGGATGTAGTGACAGACTATATCAAGCGGCCTGATCATGGCTGGACTGCGCCAACTGTGCCGCCGCACGTTCGAGCTGCAATTTTGCACGTTCTGTCGCGACTTTATGGCGACCGTGGCGGGGAACTGGATGGCGGTGCCCTTCCGGATCATGTTCGAGACCTGCTGCGGCGCGACCGCGACCCTGCGGTGGCGTGATGCAGGCGGGTAAACTTCGTGATCGGGTCACATTTCAGAGCAGGCGAGATGAACCAGACGGGTTCGGGAACGTAGTTTCAACCTGGGCTGGCGACTTTTCGCGCTGGTGCAATGTTCGTTATCTGCGCGGATCAGAGACAGTTATAGCCGCACGTCTGGAGGGCCGGCAGCCGGTCATCATCACCGTGCGAAAAGACCCTCAAACCGATCTGGTAGAGCCGGGCATGCGCTGCATGGTCAACGGCAGAACATACAATATCCGCGAATACCCGCGACCAAGCGATGACCGGATGATGTATGAGTTTCTGGCGGAGTCGGGGGTCGCAGATGGTTAACGGCATCCCGCAGGTGCAGGCCATGTTTCGGCGCAAGGCGGCTGCTGTCAGGGCTGCGGCCAAGAATGCGGCGCGGAATGGCGGTGAGCAGACCGCATCTGCAATGCGCTTCCTTGCCCCGCGCGATGAAGGCAAGCTGCTGAAGTCAATCCGGGTCGAGGACGTGGACAGCATCGCGCTGGCTGGCGGTCCAAAGGGTGCATATGCCAGCCGCGCAGGTAGCGCATCAGCAGGCGTCAAGACGAACCGCAGGGCCGACTTCATTGGGGTCATGCTGAAGGCTGGCGACACCAGCACGCTTGTGACAGGCGAGGCGGCGGGCAAGAAGTCCGGCGTTCGGCGCGGCACGGTATTCCAGAACGCCCGCTTGCAAGAGTTCGGCACGAAGAACATGCCCGCAAACCCGTTCTTTTACCCCGCCTGGCGGGCCAACAAGACGCGGGTCCGGGGTGCTATCACTCGGGCGATCAGGAAGGCTTGGACATCATGAGCAGCCCGTCGGAAGAACTGCAAGCCGCCATCTACGAGGCGCTTACGGCAGATGCGGATATGATGGCGCTGATCAGCGGCGTCTATGACCGGGTGCCTTCTTCGCCGTTCGGGGAGGCCGAGGGATACATCAGCTTCGGGCCGGAATTTACTATCTACGAGGACGTTGAGTGCATCGATCTGCAAGAGGTGAACATCCAGCTGGACGCATGGTCCCGCAAGGTTGGCCGGGTGCATTGCAAGCGGATCGTCGCGGAAGCGCGGCGGGTGTTGCTGGCGCTGCCTGAACTGACGGACAACGCGCTGGTGCTGGCGGAAACGCCGTTGACCCGCATTCTCACCGATCCCGACGGCCTCACGACGCACGGCATCATCAGCCTGCGCTACGAGGTCGAGGCGGCTTAATCAGGGCACTGGCGAGCGAGCATAGCCAGAGATGCACTTGCCATGCTGTCCTTCTCGGCAGACATGCCATCCACAGCCAAATTGCCTAGCCGCTGGCAGGCTTCCTGCTGCATGCGATCGTCCATGCACCAATTGGCCATGTCCGTAAAAATACGAACGTGCTGAGAATAGGCTTCTGCGACGGTCACAACGTCATGGCATTGCGCGGTCTGCGCCATCGCAGGGTGGGTGATGGAAGTGGCGGCGACAAAAATTGCGAATCTGAACATTCGGCCCTCCTTTTGTGAAACATAGGCGTTGCCGATGCCAAAACAAAGAAAATGGCTGGTTCTTGCGCCATTCGATTGGAAGCCAAGACCTAACGTCATTATCGCATTTAAGGCTGGCGAGGTTCGCCCCGGCCTGACGCGGGCCTGCCTGGAAAGGGCAGGGGGTCGCGTGCAAGAGATCAGGGACCGTTAGGCCCTGCGCCCATCTCGCCCTTGGGCAAGGCAAATCACATCAGGAGCCTAACAAATGGCGAAGCCGATTACCTATGTGGGCAGCTCGGTCGCGATCTTCCTGGAAGATCCCGACACGCCCGGTCAATACATCCGCCCCTGCGGTCTGACCAACCACACGCTGACCTTCTCGAAGAACACCCAGGACGTTACCGTCCCCGACTGCGATGACCCCGAGATGGCCGCATGGATCGAGCGCGGCGTGGAAAGCCTGGACTTCAGCGGAAGCGGGAACGGCGTTCTGGCTGCCGAGGCGGTCGATCTGTGGTGGAACGCCTTCAACACGACCGAAAGCATTCCCGCGCGCATCGTCATCGGGAAGGCTGACGATACGGTGAATGGCCGCTTCTGGTCGGGCAACATTCACATCACCAGTCTGGAAATCTCCGGCGAGCGTGGTGGTAAAGCCAACGCATCCGTGTCGATCGTCTCCGATGGCGAACTGACCTTCAACACGACGATCTGATGGAACCGATCAAGGCCAACTGGTGCTGCGGCGAAGACGAGTTTCTCCTTCGCATTGGCGAGCTTGAGGCCCTTGACGACCAGACTGACGCGGGGGTCTTGGACCTCCGTTTCCGTCTCTCTCAGGGCGTTCAGCGTGGCAGTCTCGCATATTCCCCGGTCAAGATCCGCGAAGTAATGGCTTGCCTGCGGCTTGGCTTGATCGGGGCGGGAATGGATCGGGCGAAGGCAGAACTGAAAGCCAAGAACGCCCTCATTGACGGCGATATCGCAGAACTGAACCTGCTGGCCTTCACGATCATCAGCAACTCGCTCAAGGGCAAGGAGCATGACGTGGTGGGGGAGCCGGAGGCGGCGGAGAACCCGCCCGAATAAAGTTCTCCAGCTTCTATGGCAACGGCGCTGCGATGGGTTTCGCGCCGCGCGAAATAAAGCTGATGAGCCTGTGGGAATACACGGCCTGCGTGGCGGGCTGGAACCGCTCACAGGGTGGCGGGCACGCCCACCAGGGCGATCCGATGACAGACGAAGAATACGACAAGCTTTGCGAATTGGGAGATAAATGGAATGGCGGAAGGTGAAGCCGGACTTGAACTTCCAATTGGTCTGACCGAACAGAAGTTTCTCCAGCAGTTGGCTCGCATTGAGTCTAGGGCGATTAAGTCGGCACAGCGCGCGGAACGCGGCTTCGTCAAGAGCAACCAGCAGATTGGCAATTCGTTTGGAAGCATGTCGCGCCAATCGACGGCGCAATTGCAGAATGTCAGCTTCCAGCTTCAGGATATCTTCGTTCAGATATCGGGCGGTCAGGGTGCCGTGCGCGCACTTAGCCAACAGCTGCCCCAGTTGCTTGGCGGCTTCGGTGCGCTTGGCGCGGTGTTCGGTGTTGTCGTTGCTGCTGGTGTTCCACTGGCAGCTTCGCTTCTCGGCATGGGCAAAGAAGCCGAAGACCTCGGCAAGGCCCTTGATCGGCTTGAAACGGCTGTTGGCGATTACAAAAAGGCGGCGGAAGCGGCTGTCGCACCGACTGCTGATCTGGTGCAAAAATATGGTGAGGCAACCGGTGCTGCGAGAGAATTGCTTGAGCAGGTGGCCCGCCTGTCTCGCCTAGAGGCGGCCTCAGCACTTCGTGACAATATCACGGCGCTGGCAGCGACTTTTCAGGACCTGCAGAGCTACATTACCTTAGCTGATGGAGAGATCCAGCAGTTCGGAGAGGGCAGTTCCGGCCTCGAAACTCTGGCTGCAAAGTTGCAAGAGCAATTTGGCCTCACACTGCCACAAGCCCGCGAGTTGATGGCGCTTTTGTCGGACGCACAAGCGGCGCGTTCGGTGGAAGAGAAAGCGGCAGCGATCGGTGAGGTGTCCCGGTTCCTAGAGCAAGCTGTCAGCTCAAGCGACGATATGAACGGTTCGCTCCTTGAAGGTGCCCGTGCCGCTGCTGAAGGCTCGCTGAGCGCCTACGAACTAGCAGAAGCGACACGCGATGCGGAAGATGCCGCGAACGGTGTTGCGGTGGCATCCAGCGGCATTGCTCCGGTCATTGATGACGCCAATTCTGCCGCAGCGGGTTTGACTGCCACGCTTCGCGGCGCAATGGCTGAACTGAATAACGTCGTTCAGGGCATCCAAGCAGCGCAGAGGCAGGCTCTGGCGACTGCTCGCATCAAGCTCAACACTGTAGGTCAGCCGGTCGAACGCGCTGGTCAGTTGGCGCAGCAGGACTATCTCGAAAAGTCGGGTTCTGCGGCTTACGCTGCAATTAGTCGCGGCAACTACGGCGCTCTGGATAGCCTGAACGGTCAAGCGGCAGATATCGCCAATGGCGCACGAGAAATCGCAGCACTTGAGGAACAGGTTTCAGCTGCCGAGGAGGCCTTTCGCAAGTCTCAAGCCGGTTCATCTGGCGGCGGGCGCAAGTCGTCCGGACGGTCAAGCGGCGGTGGCGGCGGTTCTGGACGCGCAGCACGCGCCGAAGCCCCATTCTTCGGTGACATCGAGAAAGACCTTGCCAATCTGGAACGCCAGATCAGCCTGGTCGGCAAGTCCAACGAGGAAGTCGCCACGGCGAAAGCCCGGTGGGAGCTTCTGGACGAGGCCAAGAAGCGCGGCATCCCGGTCAACGCTGAACTGAACGCGCAGATCGACGCGCAGGCGGCGCAGGTCGGGCGGCTGACGGCTGAACTGGAGGCGGCTGAGACGAGCCAGCAGCAGTTTGACGACGCCATCCAAGGCGTGGCCGATAGCATGGCCGGAACGCTTCTGGCGGGCGAGAGCCTGCGGGATGGGCTGGCGCAGGTGTTCAAGCAGATCGCGGCGGACATCATCAACAGCGGCATCCAGAACGCGCTATCGTCGCAGTTCAGCGGCGGCGGCTTTAATCTGGGATCGCTGTTCGGCGGGCTGTTTGGCGGCACTCAGGTGGCAGGCAATGACGCCCTGTCCGGCGCGCTTCGCGGAATCAGCGGCTTTCGTGCGGGCGGCGGGTCTGTCTCGGCTGGACGCGCTTACGTTGTGGGCGAGAATGAGCCGGAATTGTTCGTCCCTAACGTCAGCGGCACGATACTAAACGGCGCGCAGGCGCAGCGGGCAATGGGGCAGGCTGGCGGCGGCGCTGGCGAGGTGAACATCAACATTAACGTCACCGGGGCGCGCGGCAACGCGGAGATCCAGGAGATGGTGTCGTCCGGCGTTCGCCAGGGCCTGTCGTCCTATGACAAGGCGCTGCCAACCCGCGTGCAGAGCATCCAAGCCAACCCAAGGAAGCGATAATGGCCCTCACCTATCCATATCCGCTGTCCTTCCTGGCCGACTGCCTGACAGGCGACAGGATCAATCTGGAGTTGCGGCGCAAAGACGAGATGTCCGGGTCCGGCGACGGTCGGTTCTGGACATACTCACTGGCAAAGCCGCTCTGGCATGTCAGCATCGACCTCTACAGCAAGTCAGCCGCCCATGCGCGCGAGATCAACGCCAAGATCTACGCTCTGGACGGTTCGACGCCATTCCTGTGGGCTGACCCGTTCTACGAGGGGCCTGTGGGCGGCAATGCAGGCGGCGGGGTGACGGTTGGGGCCATATCGACCGACCGGGACGCGATCAGCCTTGCGGGGCTTCCTGCGGGCTTCGAGATCACGGCGGGCGATTACTTCAGCGTCACGCATACCAGCGGGCGGGAATACTTCGCCACCTTCGCGGAAAGCGGGACAGCTAGCGGCACCGGTAACGTCAGCAATCTGACGGTTCGCCCGGTTGTGCCGTTCGGGGTGACGGTCGGCGCATCCGTTCGGCTGGCAGCGCCGCGCATGAAGGTGATGGTCCCGCCCGGTGGGTTCCAGCCGTTCAGCAACTTCAAGGGGCGGTGGGGCGACGGCGCATCCATCAGCTTGGTGCAGAAGCCATGAAGCAGATCGACGCCGAACTATTCAACAGCCTCACGGCGGCGCGGGATGACGGCATCGCGCCGGTGTACTTCGTCTATATCGTGGCGAAGGACCGGGATACGGGCGAGGCGCGGCCCATGGGGCTGTGGACCGGCGACGAGGACATCACGATCAACGTCCGCGCGACGACGGGCGGTTTGGTCAGCCGGACGTTCCTCGGCAACACCAACCTGTCGGTCGAGGGCATCCAGTATGTGGTGGACCTGACGGACAACCCGATTACCGTCACGTTCTCGCAGATCGCGGATGCCACGCAGCAGCTTGTGCGCGGCTATGACGTGCGTCTAGCCTATTGCGAGGTGCATGCCACCACATGGACGAAGGGACGCCTGACGGGCACGCCTGAGCTTGTCTGGGTGGGCATCGTGGATGACGTGGACATCGCCACGCCCGACGTGAACGGGGAAGGCCAGATCGGGCTGTCTGTCCGGTCCGATGCCATGTCGCAGCTGACGGCTGTGAACCCGGCCAAGTCGTCACACGCCCAGCAGCAGAAGCGGCAGGCGGGCGACGATTTCAGCAAGTATTCGGGCAGCATCAAGTCGCGCAATGTCCGTTGGTATTACAAAGAGGGGTGACGGCATGAAGCGCCGCGACGACTGGCGCGCGAGGCTGTCCGCAGAGACGGATCGCCAGCGCCAAGACCCCTTCGTGTGGGGCAAGCATGACTGCGCAATCGGCTTCGCTGCGGCGATTGTCGAGGCGATCACGGGCGAGGACTTGGCACGCGGGTATCGCGGCAGATACGCCACCTCGCGCGGCGCGCTGAAGCTGATGAAGGAAGCCGGTGCGGAGACTCTTGGCGACTTCGTGGCGATGAAGCTGCCGGAGATCAATCCCGCTTTTGCCCGTCTTGGCGACATTGGCGTGATCCCGGCTGAAGGCCCAATCACCGAGGCGATTTGCATGGTGGACGCGACCGGACTGGTCGTGATGACCGAGACAGGACACGGCCACAGGCCACGCAAGGACATGATCCGGGCGTTCAAAGTCGGGGACTGACCCTTGAATAAATTTGCTCTTGCCCTCGTCGCGCTGGTCGCGGCGGCTGCCCCCGCACATGCTGGCCCCGTCGCTGCTGTGGCGGCATGGGTCGGCAGCACAATCGCTGCGGGTGGCGTTGCTGGTTTCCTGGTGTCTACGGCCATCGGAACCGCGCTGAACGCGATCGGCACCTTCATCATGGGCAAGCAGGTACAGGGCGGCGAAACCAAGGTCCAGTTCGACGTCCAGATGGGCGACGATCAGCCGCTGCGCTTCACCCTGGGCGATTACGTCACCGCAGGGCAGCGCAAGTATATCGGCAGCTGGGGCAAGAACACGCGTTTCATCACCGAGGTCATCGAGATCAGCGCCGTTCCCGTGCGCGGTCTGGATGCAGTCTGGGTGAATGACGAGACGGGCGATTTCGTGCCGGATCGTCGGGCGCATATCACGCCGATCAACGGCAACATCGAACTGCCGCTTGGGCTGGTCTTTGATCACGAGGGCTGGACTGAAAGCGAGACCGTCCCCGCTGGCGCGCTGGATATGGGCCGCATCCTGACGAACATGTCGGATGACGGCAACCGGATCACCGTCAAGCTGGTGGACGGCACGCAGACGGCGGCTGACCCGTTCCTGCGCTATGTCTTCGGGTCGGATGAAGATTACCCGTGGACGGCCAACGCCATCGGCAAGGGCAAAGCATACGTCATCGTCACCACGCGGTATGACGACGATACGCTGACCAGCTATCCGAAGTTCATGTTCAAGGCGACCCCGCTGGCCGTCTATGACCTGCGCTTCGACAGCACCAATGGCGGATCCGGCTCGCAGCGGTGGGACAACCCCGCGACGTGGCAGCCTTCGACTAACCCGGCTGTTATCGCTTACAACATCATTCGCGGCATCTACTTCGGCGGGGAATGGGTCTGGGGCGGCAAGAACATGCCCGCGTGGCGTCTGCCGTCGGCGGAATGGATCGCGGCTGCCAACGAATGCGATGCGACTGTGACGCTTGCCGGGGGCGGCACCGAGCCTGCCTATCGCTGCGGGCTGGAGGTGCTGGTCAGCCAGGTTCCGGCTGATGTGCTGGAGGAAATCGGGCGCGCGGCCACCATGCGCTTTGCGGAAGTCGGCGGGGCCATCAAGCCTATCGTCGGCATCGCTGGTACCTCGGCGCTGAGCTTCTCCGATGACAGCGTGCTGATCACCGAGGGGCAGAGCTTCAAGCCGTTCTATCCCGTCGCTGATACCTACAACGCCTTGTCGGCCACCTATCCCGAACCGGGCGAGGGCTGGACCAGCAAGGACGCGGTTCAGTACATCGACGCCGAGGCGCTGGCCGATGACGGCGGGCGCTACCTGCCCACGTCTATGAGCTACCCTGCCGCGCCCTACGGCAAGCAGGTTCAGCGCCTGATGCGGTCGCAGATGCGGGACTTCCGCCGCATGCGTCGGCATCAGTTCTTCCTGCCGCCCGAAGCCTATGCGCTGGAACCCGGCATCGACACGGTGTCGTGGACCAGCCAGCGCAACGGCTATGTGAACAAGCGTTTCCTGGTGGAGAGCGTCAGCAAGACCCCCGGCATGAACGTGCTGGTCAGCCTGCGGGAAATCGACCCGTCGGATTATGACTGGTCGTCGGACTTCGAGGCCCCGATTTCGATTGTCCCGCCGAAGCAGCAGACGGCATTCGTGCAGCCCATCCGTGGCCTGCTGGTCGAGGGCGTGATCCTGACCGACGAAGCCAACCGGGCGCGCGCTGCGGCAATCAAGGTGTCCTGCGACGGCAATGAGACCGGCGTGACGAACATCCAGATCCAAGCCCGCGTTCTGGGCGACACGGATCAGGAGATCGACCGGCTGGCCCGCTTCGGTGAGCCGTTCGTCTGGTATCTGCGCAACGTGCTTCCTGCGGTGGCGTATGAGGTCCGGGCGCGGCTGATTTCGGACCTGACGCCCAAGTCGGCATGGTCGCTGTGGTACGTCGTGACCACGCCGGACGTGCGCCTTGGCCCGCTGGATGTGGATGTCGAGCAGATCAAGAACGAGGTCCGCGAGGACCTGGCCTACTTCGATGAATGGATGGACGGCACCGGGGATTATCTTCGGGATGTTCGCGACGAGATCAATGAGGTCATCGCCCAGACAGCCGAAGCCGATTTTGGCAACCTTCTGGCCCGTGACGAGCTGCGCCGCAGCCTGACCACGGAGATCGGCAACGCCAGAGCCAGCTTTGACGAGCGTATCGAGACGGTCATCACGGATCAGGTGGCATTCGCCCGCCAACAGACTTCGCTGACGGCGCAGTTCAACAGCAGTGTGGCAGCGTTCAATCAGGACATACTTGTCCTGACATCGGCGCAGGAAGCTGCCGCAATCCGCACCACGGAATTGGAGGCATCGCTTGATATCGCCGGCGGCGATATAGCTTCTGTTGACGCGCGCGTGGCGACCGAGGAGATCGCCAGGGCGCAGCAGGATAGCGCGCTTGGTTCGCGGATCGACAGCGTAGAAGCGTCGATCGATGACTCGGTTGCCAGTGCCACGCAGGCGCTGGTGTCACGGGTCGATGCGACCGAGGACGGGCTTTCGGCGCAGGCTGACGCGATCACGCAGGTTACTGCCAAAACCAATCGCGGCACGGCATCCGGCCAGCTTCGGGTGACGGGCGAAAGCAAGCCATCCGGGGTGGAGGCGCGGATCGGGCTGCGAGCAGAGGTCACGGCGGACGGGGAAGCCCATTCGGCTGCCATGTATCTGGACGCTCGGTCTGACGGAACGACGCAGGCGGTCTTCGATGTGGACCGCTTTGCCATCGCATCGGGTCCCGGACCTGCGGCATCCAAGTCGATCCCGTTCATCGTGGATAACGGCGTCGTCTATATGGACGAGGCGCGGATCAGGGTCGGCAGTATCGATGAACTGTATATTGCAGGCAATGCAGTCACGGTTCCCGTCGGGGTGACGGGGTCAACGTTCCTTGGCAACAACGGAACGCTGCGAGAAATCCTTAGCCTGACCATGTCGGTTCCTGTCGGCGTGCCCGTCATCATCCTGTGGGGCATCGAGCAGAGCTTCGGGAACAGCACCGACTCTGCGTGGGACTTCAGCCTGCGGCGGGGTTCAACGGTCCTGCGAGAGCGCACGAACATGCGGGCGCGCACCGACTGGCCGAGCGGCATCTACTACGACACGGGGTCCGGGTCGGCGACCAGAACATACAGCATCTACTGGAGTGCCGTGAATGACAGCATTTCCGGCAGGGCCAGCATGGTCGCCTTGGGGGTGAAGCGATGAAATACGCCATCTTTGACGAGATGTCTGGTGTCGTCGCCAAGGTTCTGGAAGCGCCCGATCTGGAACATCTGCTGCTGAATGTCGGGGCGGGGCAAGACTACCACCCCGGCGACCCGGACCCGGACCTGCACTATTGGTCTGGCAGCGGTTTTAATGAATACCCGCCCCGCCCCGGACCTTGGGCGAGGTGGAACGGCACCGCATGGATCGACCCCCGCACGGCAGCAGAACACGCAGCCGCCGAGGCGATCCTGTGGACGGCCTTGCGCGCCGAACGCGACCGGCGTCTGGCCGAGTGCGATTGGACCGACCTGCCCAACGCAAGGCTGACCACAGAGCAGCATGCCACATGGCAAGCCTATCGCGATGAACTGCGCGACATGCCCGAAACGACCGAAGACCCTGCGAACCCGGTCTGGCCCGAAAAACCAACAAGCTAGGATTAAAGCATGGCCCTTCCGTCAAGCTACAAGGTCGGCACCGTCTCGGTGTCGGTCGATAGTGCCGTTGTGACCGGCACCAACACCAACTGGCTTTCTTCAGGCGTCCGTGATGGCGACATCTTCGCCGCCCGTGGTCTGACCGTCAGCGTCCAGAGCGTTGACAGCAACACGCAGATCACGCTTGCCGAACCCTGGCGCGGCCCCGCTGCAACGGGTGAGATCTATGAGGTCCGCTATGTCTCCGATGCCGTGCGGGTCCTTGCCTATTCCCGGCAGGCCATCTCGGCAATGGATCAGATCTTCGACCAGATCGATGAAGTCGCTGAGACGGCCACCATCGCAGCCCTTGCCAAGCGCAACGCTGGCCCGACGCCTTTTGACTTCGGGGCTGTGAATGACGGGGCGGCTGATGACGGGGCGGCAATCCAAGCGGCTATGGATGCCGTTTCATTGCAGGGCGGCGGAACGGTCTATTTTCCCTCGACGGGGCGCGCATGGATCACTGGCCAGAAGCTGCTGCATGATGCGAAGGTTTCGCTCAGAGGTCACGCGGGCCGCGCGGAGATCAAGGCCAAAGACGGGATGGCCGACACCCTGCTAGAAACGCGCAACTTCACGTCGCTAGCAACAGCAGGCAATGACGCGGCGGCTGGATCGCAGACGTTCATCTTCGAGAACCTGCTGTTCAATGCCAATGCGGCGGGCAACGGCGCGGACACTTCGGCACGGGGCGATGGTGTAAACCTCTACGGACGCGACTTCACATTGCGGAACGTCTACATCAAGGACGCCCCGCGCCACGGCCTGCGGGCTAGTTACATGAACGTCAGCGGCTCGGGCTTCAGCCCCTACAATGCCAACCTTGAAGGTGTGTTCATCGACGTCTGCGGCGGTCACGGCATCGACTGGCAGATAAGCGACAGTAACTGGACCAACATCAACATCGCATCGCCGGGGCAGCTAGCCGACAACACCTATGACGCAGTGACGGCGACGAAACTGATCCGCTGGACGAACGGCGCGATCTGGCGCAAGGGCTTCCATACCAACAAGCACCGCTACGGGATCAAAAACGCCAGCGGGGGGGCGTCGTTCATTGGCGTGAATATTGAAACGGCGCAAACGGCAGGCGTTCTGAACACCGGATCGCATTGCCGGTTCGACGTCTACACCTACAACATCACGGGCAACCGGCACTTCATCAACACGGGCAACTATAACAGCCTGCACATCACCGCCGAAAAGCAAGCCTTGGGTGTGGATGGGTATGTCTTGCGAAACAGTGGCAGCAAAAACATCATTGCCATCCAGGCAACGAGTGAGCTTGGCCTGCTGGACATCACAGGCGGCAACCACAACCGCTATGAAGCGCAAGGCTTCACGGGACCGACGGTTCCAGTCATCGGCAACTACGGCAGCTATGACACCGCGCACATCATCGCGGATAAGGGCGCAAGCACCGAGGTCATCACGCGGTTGGGTCCGATCATGCGCAGCGGCACGACGGGCAACCGTCCCAGCTATGGTGCAGGAAACACCGGCACGTATTACGACACCAGCCTCGGCAAGCCCATCATGTGGACCGGCTCGGCGTGGATCGATTTCAACGGGAATTCGGTCTAAAGCCAACTCTCCTGATAATGCCCCTTTCCGAAAGCCTCTCTGTGGTCCATTCTGCAACTGAAAATTGCACCAAAAGACTTGTGAGAGGGACTTTACAGATGGTTTCTAGCGGCCAGCCATCATTGACCTTGGAGGTGTCCGGCACATCAATGTCATACCCGGCGAAGGAAGCACTAGGCTTTGCCAAGCAAAATGAAGCGCGGCAATGGAATATTGGGCATAACTCTGCCAAGGCAAGGTTATCCAGTGGTGGCCGCATGTCGGTCACGCACAAGCCGAAGTTCAAAATATCGAAGGATGAAGCGGTATTCACCATTGGCTCGTGCTTCGCGCGAGAAATTGAGAATGCGCTTCAAAGCCATAAGGTGCCGCTTCTGTTGGCTGGACACGGGGTAATCGCCGAAAAATATGAAAGCTGGCGAGAAGAAAAGCAGATGGGTGGCGGCGTGCCAGCAGGGAAGATAAGCCGTGGCGTATTTCACAAATACACAACGCATTCCATGTTCTTTGATGTTCATCGCGCCTTCTACGGGAACAACGTTTCAGAAAATGGCCTGCTAGAATTGGCAGATGGAAGGTGGTTTGACCCCCACGCAGCTGGTCTGGCACTAGCCTCAAAAGACGAGGCATTGGAAAACCGAGCGTCAGTGGATGCAGGAATGCGGAAGGTGAACAGAGCCGATGTCGTTATCATGACTCTGGGCCTGACTGAGTCTTGGCGTGAAAACAAAAATGGATTGATCATGAACCGTGCGCCGAGCGGCAATTTCCTGGTCAAGCGCAGCGATCTATTTGACTTCGTAGATTTTGGCTATGACGATATTGTTCATGTTTTAAAAAGGCTTATCGAGATGATAGCCGAGAACAGAAAAGATGGCGTCAAAATCATCGTCACCGTGTCGCCGGTTCCAAGTTCAACTTTTTCGTTAAGAGATATAATTCCAGCCAGCATTGGGTCAAAAAGCACCCTGCGCACGGCTGCGGAAACTGTTAGCAGAATATATGACTACGTCGATTATTTTCCGAGTTACGAAATGGTCAGCATGTCTCCACGCGGTCTTGCTTGGAAAGATGATGCGGTCCATGTGCAGCCTGAAATGGTGCGCATGGTGACCGACACGTTCATGCAATCATACTACGACTGAGCCATCTTAATAAAAGCAAGCCACTGCCCCGCCATTGAGCGGGGCTTTTTCATGTCTGGAGATCCCATGACAACCGTTACCCACCACCCCGCCGCCGCGCGGGTCTTTCGCGTTTGAGCCGCGACACCCTTCCCACATCACCAGGAGGCAGACATGCCGATTTCCCAAACGACCATCACCGGGTCGGTGAAGACGCCTGCCGCAGCGGACGCGGCTATCACTGGCGTCACCTTCAAACTCAGCGGCTCGGACTATGAGGCTGGCGAGATCATCGCAGCCAACACGGTGACGGCAGAAGTCACCACGGCGACCGGCGATTTCACCGTCACGCTGTGGCCAAACGATGCAGGCATGGAGGGCAACACCACCTATGCCATGAGCTTCACGTTCGATGATGGGTCCACCGTCCCCGGCCTGAAAAGCATCTACGTGCGCGCATCCGAGACGGCCAAGACTATCGAGGATGTCGCATTCGAGACCAAGGCAGCCGGGGCCGTGAAGCCCTACGCGCTGCAAGTCATGACGCAGGCTCAATATGATGCGCTGGTGACCAAAGCGCCGAACACCGTCTATCTGGTCCGGGGGTGATCCGATGAAAGAATATATCGCCCGCCGCATCTCGGCCATCTACGTCACTGACGCGAACGGGGCCGAAGTCCCTGCGGATATGCTGGACAGCCTGGGTGTCTCGCTGATCTCCAACGAAGCAGTTGCAGCGCCCACGCTTGGCCCCGCCATCGCTGACCGCACCTATGTCGTCGGCGGGGCACCTGTCACCATCGACTTGTCGGAGCGTTTCGTCGGGGCGATCAGCTACGGCATGGCCCCGGCCAACATTCCCGGCGTCACCCGCAGTGGGGCCACCGTCACCATCGACCCCGTGCAGACCCGTGCGGCTACCGAGATCACCGTGTCCGGCACCAATGCGGGCGGCACCGTGTCGATGACCTTCACGCTGACCATCAATGCCGTCAGCCCGACGCTGACCGCTGCGCTGCCCGATCAGAACTTGACGGTCGGTGATGCGAACGTGGTCCTGGCGCTTGGCTCCTATTTCGCAGACGCGGCCAGCTACAGCATCAGCCCGACGGGGCAGGGCGTCACCCTGAGCGGCGCGAACCTGACCATCAGCGCAGCCGCAGAACGCAACGCAAGCTATACCGTCACGGCGTCGAACAGCACCGGCCAGACCGTCAGCGACAGCTTCGACCTTCTGGTCGTGACCGGCGCAACTGTCCCGGTGGCCTTCACGACCGATCAGTGGAGCGTTTCGACCGGGCTTGAGCCGTTCCAGATCGTCGTGAACGTGACCGCGCTGCCGGATGATGGCGGCTCGGAGATCACGTCGCTGCAATATGACGCTGGCGCTGGCTGGACCATCCTGTCCGGGAACGGCACCGGCGCACGCACGCTGACGATGCCGGATGCAGGGGCGGTTTACAGCGTCCGCATCCGCGCCCGAAACGCGATCGGCACGGGTCTGGTCAGCACGGCCAAGTCTGTCACCAGCGGCGCAGAGGCGGCAGCTCTGTCGCGCCTGGCAGTCCATGTGGACGCAGACATCGACACAGTTGGCGAACGCGACGACATCGCAGCGATGGCGATGTGGCTGGGCAATCAGGACGACTTCAACCTGCTCGGCTTCACCTGCTCGCCGCCTGATGGCAACCATCAAGAATACATCAACTGCATCAACGCCTATGAGACCGATCGCCCAACGATCATTGCGAAGCCCGGCATCAACTCGGCTGACTTCAAGACCGGCGCGGAACTGTTGGCCTTGGTGCAGGACGGTGCGAACGCTGACGCCCCGGCGCGCGGTTATCGCTTGGTCGGTGAAAGCCAGTACACGAACGCCCATGCGGCGGCGCAACTGCTGATCGCCAACGCCCGCGACCACGGCGACCCGATCAGCAACGATCCGACCCGCAAGCTGTGGGTTGCTGTTCAGGGCGGATACGTCACGCTGGCACAGGCTCTGTATGAAGCCATGGACCCTGCTGGCCCGATGGAACTGCCCGACATTCTGGACCGCATCCGCGTTGTCGGTCAGCCGAACTGGAATAGTTCGCAAGCGCCCAATTCGTGGAACTACATTTTCAGCAACGCATGGCCCGCTGACGGCGTGCCGGGCATGTTCGGCGACCTGTGGATGATCTGCGGCTATCTGCAATGGCACGCTTTCAACCGCGATAATGGAACCACCGACACCACGTTCTGGAACGACATCACCGAGCGGTCGGCATTCGGTCAGCACTTGCGCAACACCCTGACCCGCGCGGGCGGCACCTACAAGACCCCGCACTTCCGGGCTGGCGATGCGGGCATTTGGTTCTGGCTGAAGTCGGCAAAGGATCTGGGCAACTTTGATCCTGAAAACCCGGCGAACCTTTGCGGCTCCTATCGCACCTATGAGGGCGTCAATCCTTGGCCGTCGCAGACCGTCGGCTATGGCGCGGGCAGCGGCCTTGGAACTGTCCCCAACCCCGAGGGCGTCACATGGTCCCCGACGATCTGGGCACCTGAATTGACGGTGAACAGCTATCCGGCAGCGGAAGCGGCTGTCGATCTGGCTGCGTGGTATTCCATGGTCGCAAGCTACATGGATCGATATCAGCAGGTCTTGGCCCCCGCGCAGGTTGCCACGCCCGCTATCACGGGAACGGTTCTGTCTTGGACCGCGCCCGAAGATAACGGGTCGCCCATCACCGACTACATCATCACCAATAACGGTGAGGTTGTCGCAGATGGGGTCGGAACCGCCACGAGCTACGATTTCGGCGTGCTGCCCGATGGAAACTATTCCGCGACTGTCGCTGCGGTCAACGCCATCGGAACCGGCCCTGCGTCATCGCCCCGCGCATTCACAGTCGGCGGCGCTGCGCCCGCGATCCTTGCGTATCAGATGAACGAGGGCAGTGGCGCGACGATTACGAACGGCGAAGGAGAAACCGGCGACATTATCGGCGCGACTTGGGCCACCGCCCCCACGCGGCTTGAATTCGACGGCGTGAACGACCGACTTGAAACGCCGCCCCCGTCGGGTGCGAATGAAGGTTCCGACTTCATCGTTGGCATCGTTGCGCGGTTCAACGTTTTGACCGGCGATCCGGTGCTTGTCAGCCGGAACGGGCTTGGAAGCTTGACAGACCGCGTGTTTACGCTGCGCGTTCAGACTTCCAATGGGCAGCTGCAATACCTGCCGTACAACGCAGGAACCACCACCCCGATCAACGCAGGTTCCGTTGCCGCAAACGAGTGGGGGCTGTTCCTGATCCATGCGCGGCAAGAAGCGGTCACTGTTCGCAAGAACGGCATCACCGTGGTCGATACGACACACGCTGCGCTGAACGCGGGCGCGGGCGTGGATGCTGCCGGGTTCCAGTGGGGTTGCCGTTACAACCCGTCAACGTCCGCAGCAGGATACCGCGACTTCTTTAACGGAAGCATGGCGGCGGCGCGTCGGGTTCACAACGCGACGGCTGGCGACATTGCAGAGGTCGAGGCGGAACTTCGCGCCATCGCAACCGAAAAAGGCATCACGCTGCCCTAAGTCCAGAAAGGACCACCAATGGCCTATGATCCCGACTTAGACCCGATCCTTGCCGCCATTCACGCGCGGCTTGACGCACTGGAGGCGCGCGAAAGCGTGCCCCCAGTCGAACCCCCGGCAGAGCCCGAGACTGCGCAACCGATCTGGGAAACCGCAACGCTGCCCACCGTTCACGCGGAAGACGAGGTCTTTGTCCCGTCCGGGCAAAACGTGGCATGGGTGCCTGTGTCTGTCGATCACACCGACGCGGGAACCGTCCTGCTGCGCGTCAACCGGGCGCAGAATGCGCGCCCTGCAACGATCAATGTGGGGCGCAATCAGGAGCCATATCTGCCGAAGGATATCTATCGCTGGTCCCCCGGCGATGACCTGGTGCATTACGTCCGGCTTCAACTGCCGGGCACGAGCTACAGCGACGGCAAGCAGATCAAGTATCACTTCGAGATCATCGGCGCGCGGAACAGCAGCCATGTGGTCACGGTGACCTTCAAGGATGGCGCTGCCCATCCTGAGATGCTACCACAGAAGCACCGCCCCGCACGCAAGCTGGATCTTTCCCAAGCCGTCCGCAAGAACACGTTCGCTCCCGCCGCGCTCCAGCACAGCGACAGCGGGTTCACCAAGGACGGCAAGCCATGCTGGCGGTCGCGTCTTTCGCACGGCTATTCGCAGGTCGGCAATGGCGAAACGGGCCTCTACATGAACGAGGAACGCTTCCCCGACATGGCGCAAAGCCCGGTGACATATGACGCCGCCGAGGATGCCATACGCCTGCATACCTTCGCAGCGCCGGATGACAAGCCGTTGATCGCTGAGGGCCGCGTGTTCCAGCATCAAGCTGCCATTATTCAGGGGCAGACGATTGACGATGTTTGCGGGGTCGAAGGCGTCTGGCGCATGGTCGCCAAGACCACCAGCCGCCAGTATGCGTGGCCCGCGTTCTGGCTGCTGGGTCGCGGCAGCAACGGCGCAAAGGGTGGGCATACGCAATGGCCCCCGGAAATCGACATCATGGAGCAGTTCAACCGCTCGTGGGGTGCCGCCTATACGCCGTTCACCACGTCCTGCGGTCAGCATTACGGCAACGCGGGATCGAATAGCCGCAAGGGTTCGCGCGGCTACATCATCGAGACGAACGAGATCATGGGCGCGACCGAGGCCAACAACGAGGCGCATCATGCCTATGCCTGCGCTGTCGTCTGGAACGGCGATGCAGCCGAGGTGACGTTCTTCTTCGATGACGAGGAGGTCGCCACGCAGGTTTTGCTGGCCCGCCACCAGGACATGAAGACCCGCCTGCCGTTCTACCCCATCGCCAACGTGGCCGTGCGGGCACTGAGCGACAGCACGGCGGACAGCTACAACAACGACCCGCGATCCGGCGACATGCTGGTCAGGGACATAGCGTATTTTCCGACGGGATACACATACTGATGCTGGAATATATCGCCAAAATGTTCACATCCCCGGAAAGCCAAGACGACAGCTATTCCTGGGCAGCGACTTTCGGGGGCCATGCGTGGATCGCGCTTGGCCCTTGGGGTCTAGTGGCGCTGGCGTGGGACACGTGGACTGCAACGCTGGTAACGCCGCTGCTCTACCTGGTCTTCTGGGAAGGCGCGCAGTTTTACTTTGCCACGAACCGGACGCGGGAACTGGCGTGGGACTGTATTCTGGATGCCGTGGCGTTTGCATTTGCGTGCTGTTCTGCGGCCTTCCTTGCCGATCGAATGTTAATTGAAACCGTTGCTTGCTGGGGTGCCTCTGTCGGCGTCATGGGCGCGGGCTGGAGGAAGCGCGCATGATCGTTGTGCGAACAATCGCAACCGGCGTCTGGTCTCATGCGGGCGTGCGGGCGACGGAATGGATCGGGGCGCTGCCGCTGCTTGGAATTGGCTATGTCCTCTGGGACGAACTGAACGTCTTTGACGTTTCGCCAAGTTTCGAGGTCGTCAGCCAATGGGCCAATGAAGCGACATGGGCCAATGTGCTGCTTGCAGTTGGCGTCCTTCGGCTATTCGCCCTAATTATCAACGGTTCATTCCAGTCCTTCCGGCATAGCCCGACCATCCGCGTTTGCGCGTCGATCGTCGCAGCGCTGTCCTGGTCAACTTTCGCCACCGGATTTTATCAGGCGTGGACGGAATACGGAGGCGCGCCCACCGCGTGGGTTGCCTACGGAACGCTCACGATTTTGGAATTACGAAATGTCTATGTCGCGCGCGTGGACATGAGGGTCACGCGGGGGATGGTTGATGCTCGGACTAAGTGCTGATGACCTCGGATTGGTATTTACCGCAATCGCGACCGCCCTGCTGGCTGTCATGGGTGGGCGCAAAGGGAAAGAGATACTGACACAGCGTGAGGCGCAGCCAGCAAGCGGCGGCAACATGATGGAGGTGGCTGGCGCAATCGTCAGCGACCGCGTTGCACGGGAATGGATCGAGGCGGTGGAGGATCTTTCCCACAACATCAAGCTGAACACGGAAGCGTGCAAGCAAGCCGCGACCAACGCGAAGGATGCAGGCGATGCAATGGAAGTCCTTACCCGCGAAATCATCCGCAGCAAGTGAGGGCGGGTTCCACTGGAAATCGTCTTGCGCCATCAACGCCTGCCTTCTTGGCGACCCGGGGCAGCCTCTTTGCGCCCGGGCATGGGAAGGCCAGTGGCGGCTGTTCATCGCCTGCATGGCCATCTGCTGGCGCGATCCCAATCACTGCCGCGACATTCACGCCCGCTGGATAGCTAACAACCCCAGCCCGACGCGTTAACCGAACCCCGACAATCGAACATGACGCCCCGCCATCGCGCGGGGTCTTTTCATATGGAGGCCCGCCATGCAGGTCACGGCAAAGACGCTGGCGCAGGTCGCTGGCGGAACCGAAAATGAGAACATGCGCAGCACGGTTGCGGGATTGCAGCGCAGCGGCGTCGGGGCAGGGCTGGAGCGTCCGCACCGGCTGGCGATGTTCCTTGGCCAGCTGTCGCATGAAAGCCAAGGCTGGCGATACGACCGCGAACTTTGGGGCCCGACCGCCGCGCAGAAGCGATACGACACCCGCACCGATCTGGGCAACACCGCCGCCGCTGATGGCGACGGGTTCCTCTATCGCGGGCGCGGTCCTATCCAGATCACCGGCAAGGACAACTATCGCCAGTTCACGGCATGGGCGCGCAAGATGGCGTCCGACGCCCCGGACTTCGTTGCCAATCCCGATGCGGTTAACACCGACCCGTGGGAAGGGCTTGGCCCGATCTGGTACTGGGACACCCGCAACATCAACAGCATGGCCGACCGGGGCGACTACGAGACGGTGACACGCCGGATCAATGGCGGGCTGAACGGCTACAAGGATCGGCAGGAACGCTATGCCCGCGCGGCGCTAACCCTGATGGGCCGCAACCCGGCTGACGTGAAGGGCTATCAGAAGGCGGTCGGCTTGGTCGCTGATGGCGTTGTCGGCCCTGCGACCATCGCGTCCATGCACAAGGCGCTGTCCACCATGCCGCCTGTTTCGTTCGGTGTGACGGTCTCCGACGCCGTGCGCCCGCCTGCCAAGCCCAACGCCCCCTCCGGCCCCACCAGCATCATCATTGCCGCCATCGTCGCCGCTGTCGGCGTGGCCTTCGCATTCCTGAAAGGATAACCCATGATTGGACCGATCGCCCGCATCGTCCTGCGATACGCCGCCGCAGCTCTCGTCACCTATGGCGTGATCTCCGAAGACATCGGCAACCAGATCGCGACCGACCCGGATCTGCTGATGATCGTTGGCCTCGGCCTCGGCGCTGCTGCTGAAGCGGCCTATGCGCTGGCCAAGAAGCGCGGCGGGGCAACGTGATGGACAGCCTCGTCAGCCTGATCATCGCCGCTGTCGTGGTGGTCGGGGGATATCTGCTCGGCACCAGGAAGGGCCGCAAGCAGGAACAGTCATCCCGCGCCGCCAAGCAAGCCAAGGCCGACGCACAAGCCCACAGCAAGGCCAAGGAGGCCCGCGATGAAGTATCTGGCATGTCTGACGCTGATGTTCTTGACCGCCTGCGCGACCGTTCCCGCAAGTGACCCGGCGCTGTGCCAAGTGACAGAAGCGCCCCGAGCCGATCTGGCTGGGGCGCTTGTGGATGATGGCGGGCCGAAGTCGAGGCGGGCAGGGCTGGTGCTGATCGAGACGCTGGACGTAAACTGCCAATAGCGCGCCCGTGGGGTGCCTGCTAACCTGCGGGCATGTTTACCCGCAAGCTGACCGTCATCAATGGCAAGACCGAACCCGACGACTGGATGATCCTGAAACACGGCATCCCCGTCGGGCGGGTGTATGACGCGCGTATCAGCACAGGCGGCGGTCGATGGGTCTGGGCCGTGCAGGTCGGCAGGGTAGGCATGGGCCACGCCGAGACGTTCGACGCGGCCCTGGAGGCGGTCAGGGAGAGGGCGGGGTGAATTTCGGGTGGGTGATGGCTGCCTCGATCATCTGCATGGCAATCTCCCTGTCGTAATACTGCGAAGATGTCACGCGCGGCACTTCCACGATCAGGCCAGTCGGCTTGTGGACAATTCGCACAACCGTGTCCATGCCGCCTATGCCTGCCCCGATGCGTTGATCGATAACGCGAACGTCGCAATCTCTCCAGAGTTCGTCCATATCAGCCCCCTTTCCGGTGCTTGGCGATCAGGGCGCGGGCGCGTTCCGTGGCGCTGTCGAAGTCATTGAGCCACAGGTCATCCATGCCGTCAGCCCGCAGCGCTGCACTGGCCGCTTTCATATGAACCGTCGCATCTGCGAACGCCTCCAGCAGTTCGTCCACGGTGCGCTGGTGGTGGTAGGGTTCGGAATGCGGGAACGGATGGTCGTCGTGTTTGTCCAGCATGTCGAATGAGAATTGGAGCCAGATCTTATCAGGTGCGGTCATCGGTCGATCCTTTCGCTACTGCTGCGTTCCAAGATGCGACTGCCTGCATGTCCGGCAGATAGCCCGTGTCAAAGTCGAATTCGCAGCCGTCCGTCTCGCAGGTGATCGCTTCGGCATCGCGGATCATGGAGGGGTGCCAGTGCGGTTGATTTCCGCATTCGGGGCAAGGCAGGCAATCACGCTTGGTCATCGGTCGATCCTTTCGTGAGGGCGGCGGCAGCGGCAGACTCATACCTATTGGCCAATGCCCTCCAATATTTCATCGCATAGTAATTGAATGCGTTGGTATCATGGCGAGTGTCTTCAATGATGCCTTGCAATCCGTATTTCGGCGCAGCAATGCTTTGCAAAGCATCCCGCATGGTGCCATCATCCTCCACCACTTCCAGCGCAGACAGGATGCGGGCATCGTAATCGGCCTGCGCTGCGGCCTTGGCGGCTTCGAGGGTATCCCAGTTGCCCAGCCAAAACTGAGTATTCCCAAATACAGCTCTGAAGCTGCCGGTGAACAGCCCGCGGTGGATGAAGTATGCAAATGGTCCGCGAACTGAACGCCACTCCCTCACTGTCCCATCAGGGTATCGTGAGTTGGAGTTCTCCCATTCATCCGGGCTTTCCCACACCAGCGGCTTCACCCTCACGTTCGGGGGCATCTTCGGGTCGGTCATGTGCTTGCTCCTGTGGGGGTGGCGCGTTCGCTTTCCTTGTGGGCAACGCCGCCAAAGTTCATCGTGTCGTAATATCCGCGCAGATAGTCTTCGTCCTCGCTGGACGTGATGTAGCTGTGAAAATGCCGCGAGAACGAGAAGGCGCGACGATCCACCGGGGTAACCTCCGACCAGCGATAGCCGAACACGGGGAACTCGTCCCGGAGGTAGCACTCAATGGCGTGCATGCGCTGCTGGCCGTCGATCAGAATATTGTCCATCGGCCCGCCGTGCGTCTTGGATCGGTTGAAGGTGTAGGTGCCGATATTCAGGCCGAGCCAGAGGCTCTCCAGAAGCCGGACGTTCTGCGCCTGCGACCAGACAAGCCCGCGCTGCCACGACGGCAGAAAGAACCCCAGCACAGTGCGATACCCCTGATTGTTGGGCGTGTTGTCCATCTCTCCGTGGTGGATCGCTGCCCCCACGGTCGTTGACATGAAGTCCCCCAGGCTGAGGCGTTCCGGCATAAGGCGATCGGTCATTTCTTTCTCCTTCTGCGATACCAATCAGCCCACAAGCCATTGATATATAATCGGCGCATTATGCTATATGATACGGACTAGCTGTCTGATTTAGCTAGTATATGCTATTCCCCTACGGGCTGCCACTACGTTTCCAAACACCAGCATTTGCTAGCTCAAACGGGCGAAAGTGTATCACTAGATTAACGTGATACAACGTTCCTGCCCCGTTCCCTGCCCACCAATCGCCGCATTTGTGCCGCCTTGGTGTAGTGTTCGACCTCCGCCAAGGATGCGTGACCACCCCATGCCATGATCGCGTGCGACGTTCCGCCCGCTTCGGCAATGGCCGTCAGTCGCGCCTTGCGTAATCCGTGCGCCGTCCGGTCCTTTAGGCCAGCCGCGCGCGCCGAGTCGGCAATCAAGTTCCCCAAGCCTTTCACGCTGCGCTGTCGCCCGCCGACCGCCAGGAACGTCAGCCCCGTGCCTGCGACCGCCTGCTTGGCCGTTTCCCGTTCGTCTTCCCAACCTTCGGCAAACTCTGGCAGCGGGTTGTTCCACGGAACATAGGCCCGCCCGCCCGTCTTCGATTGCAGGAACGTCAGGATGCCATCAGGCCCGATATTCCCCGGCCCAAGCGTCACGGCGTCATTGGTTCGCGTGGCTGTCCAGTAGAGCAGCTCGAAAGCAGCACGCGCAGGGGTGCCGATCGGCCAGCGCGCGCGATAGATGGCGATGTCGTCGCTGTCCCATGCTGCGAAGCCAATCACCTTCACCGTGCGCCGCTTCACGGCAAGCGCAGGGTTGGGCTTGACCTTGGCGTGGTCCATCAGCGCCCGCCAGACCTTCAGCCGCGCATTGGCGGGGTTCGGGTCCATCTTCGACAGGTCGATCTCGATATGCTGGGAGGTGACGGCGCGGATCTTGCCAGGGCCGTATTTTGCCGAGATGTCTTCGGCGTTGCGGCGCATCATCGCTTGATAGGTCTTCGACTTGCCGCGAAACCATGCCCCGTTCAGCAGGTCACGAACGGCAGCGGCGATCTGCCCTTGCACGACGGGGGCCAATCGCTGCGCTTTATCCATCGGGCTTTCCCCAGCCTCAGCCTTTGCCCATGCCGACACGAAGTCGGGATGCGTCTCCGGTAGGTCAGGCAGACGGATGCCTGTCGCCCGATGGTAGCGGACGATCTTATCGCCGCGCTTCTGTCTCCGGATGCCCTTCAGCTTCCCGCCCCAAACAGCTTGTCGCATTCCGCCTGTTCCTCTTCCAGCGTTTCGAATTGTTGCCCTTCGATTTCCATGGAATTGACGAACGCATCAAGGTCATATCGGTCATAGAGGCGGCGCTTGCCCAAGATGCGGCGGGGCAGCCCCAGGGTGCGCAGGTTGGCCTCGCTGATGCCGATGTATCGCGCGGCCTCCGGTCCCGCCAGCAGGCGCGGCTGGAATGTCAGTTCGACCCTTGCCATCATTCCCCCTCACACCGCGCCATGATGCGCGCAGCCATCCACTGGCCCCAGTTCTCGTCGGGGCACATCTCGCATTCGGTCGCGCAGGCACGGCGCTCAGCGTCCAGCCTGGCGGTCAGCGCGGCTGATGCGTCGGCGGGGCGGCAAGTTAGCAGATAGGCACCCGTCATGGGGCTGAACTCAGCTTGTCCCTTCTTGTTGCTGCCCATGTAGATGCCAGCATCAACCCAAGCCGCCGCAGCTTCCCATGCCGCAGCCGCTTGGGCGCGGGCTTCGGCCACCGCCTGATGCGTCACCCAATTGGCGTCGACTGCCTCAATCGCAGCGTCCCGTTCAGCCTCCGCCGCCTCTGCCCGCTGGCGCAGGGCTTGGTTTTCGTCAACAAGACGGCGCACCGTTGCCATGGACAGGGTAATTGGGCCGTCTCCATGCAAGACGATTGCAACCCGCTCCACTTCATCCCGCGTGTCAGACATTCCATGCCTCCATGACATAAGGTTCTTGACCTTCGACGGTCAGTAGCTCGTGCATCAGTTCCGCGCATATGAAGGCGACAGCGGCGGATTGCTCCTTGAAGCAAGTTACCGGATAGGGCGCGGCACGCTCGTCCATCGCCCGCCATTTGCCAGGTCCTCCACGCAATCTGAAAAGCCGCCCACGGTCTCGATTGGTAAAATCCCAGTGCCCATAGTTGCGGCGATTTATAGAAAAGCTGATGGGGCTGTCCTCGGCCATCACGCATCCCCCTTCTGTGCGAGGGCGGCCACTTTCGCCTGATGCGCGGCAATCTCACGCGCGCCGATGATGGTGGATCGGCCCACCGTCAGCGTCGGGCGGGCCATGTCGTCGCCACGCTTGGCATACAGCTCGGCAAGGCGGGTGCGCAGGTCGGGCCGCTCCGTCAGGATGCGGATCATGGGGCGGGGATGCTCGGTCATTGGTCTAGCCTCCTTGACGCGTCTTGCCGGGTCATCGTCAGTTGGAACCGAAAGGCCGTCACGCCGTACTGGCGCTGAAATCTGCTGCTGGGTCGTATCAATCGGGGTGCGCTGGTGATGCCACTGGAAGCGCGGTATCGGGTCAGCGCGAGAACATGCGTCCACGTGGATGACCAATCAGGGTGGCGACCCCATATTGTCAGCGACCAGTGCATTGCGCCGTCTGGGTATCTTTGCAGCCGCATCAGATTAGCCCCTTATCCAGAGCAAGCCATTCAGGCAGGCTAACTGTCTGGATGCCAGCGATTCCAGTTTCCTCGATCTCGATCTTGGATCGGGGAAGCCACACGCCATTATCGGGGGTGTCGGCTGTGACAAGAACGGCCTTCTCCGTCTCGTGGAGAAGCTGCACGTCAATATCGATGATGTCGCTTTTCATGGGTTCACTCCTCAGAAGTCGATTTCGTTGTTCGGGTCCAGCAGGGCGGCGACGACCGGCAAATAGCCGTAGTCCGGCCCATAAGCCTGCACCCACGTTTCCTTGCCCCTGTGGATCGCAAGCGGGCCGGTGCGGTGACAGCAAGGGCAAAGCGGAATGACGTCCATGTCCGATGCCTTGTGCTGTCCGAAGCGCCCGCAAATGACGTGGTGGATCTCAACCGGCCAATCCCCGCAGGTGACGCAGCGCAGCTGGGCGACCTTTGCCATGTGCGCCTTGGCGGCGGCGGTTCCCCGGACGGGCTTCTCGGGCTTGAAGTTCGGCCCCGCCTGGCGAATGAAGCTCAATGCCGGGTCTCCGCTGCAACGTGAAACTGATGGCAGACAGGGCAACGGTATTCCCTGAGCGGCGGCATCTTCTTGTAGTTGTGCCAGCCACGGCAGGGCTTGACGGTCAGCCGTTCCTTTTCGCGGATCGCATCGCGGCGGCAGATGAATGCGGGTCGGCCAGTGCAGATCGCTTGGGGATCGGGGCGCGCCATGTCACCGGCCCTCTGGCATTGTCAGGATCACCCCCTGCGCGGTCCAATCAGGTGAGGCGTGCCGCTTGGTGAACCCGTGCCCAATCTCAGCTTCCTCACGTGCAGCAACGGCATCAGACAGATTGTCAAACCGACCCAGGTTGTAGTGCTGGCGATCAATCTTAATTCTGGCCGCCCATTTCCGTCTCTCAGCATCCCATATGACCCCCGTTCTCCCCGAACGTGACGGCTGCTTGCTCGGCTTGTTTCTGGAGTTTATGGACTTCGGAACATCGCGAAGATTGGCTATGCTATTGTCTGAAGGGTCTCCATTGATGTGGTCAATCTCACCAGAGGCCCACACCCCGTGGGTAATCGCCCATGCCACCTGATGCGCACGAGCGTTCATCCCCAAGATAGTTCCGCCCGGATAATCTTCGCCGCAAGCAAGAGCGGGCTTTCCGAAATGCTTTGCATTCCAAGATTTCCAAATGCGGTTTCTGATACTATCAGTTTTGCCTTTGAAATCTTCAACGGGCCGCTCTTTCCATGTGAGGCGTCCTGTGCCTGGGTCGTAGTCTAGCAATTCAGCTAGTCGGCTAGGCGACACGCGATGAGATGCAGAGAGTTTCATTGTTCATCACTCCATTTGACGCCGTGACGGTCGCCATATTCGCTGACAAAGGTGATCAGATCGGCCATCTGCGCCTTGCTCAGCCGCGATGACCGGAAGCCAGCCGGGAACGGCGGGCCGTTGTCGATGCCGGGTTGCCACAGGATCTCGTGTCCCAGGGCGTTCATGAATGCCGACTTCCACATTTCGGCAGTCATGACGCGGCCTTCCGGCTTGGCGCGGGCGACGTCAGAAAGCATCGCCCACAGCTTCGAGTTCTGGTCCAGCGTCCGGGCGGCTTCCTTGATCGTCACCACCGCATCGACCGGGGCGGCCTTGATCAGCCCGCAGGCCAGCGCCCGCTGTTCCAGCCCACGCAGGATGACGGTCTGAGCCATCAGCTTTCGCCCTTCGCCTGCCGGATCAGGGGCCGATACATCTCGACCTCTGCGTCCGTCACCTGGCGGTCAAGCAGCGCCGACACAGCCACGTCCCAGAACAGCTCGTCCGGCGCGTTCCACGGCTGCGCTGCATCCCATGCGCGGCAAAGCTGGGCGCAGGTGAACGTGGTGTCGGGGTATTCGGGCATGACGGGGCGCATCAGAAGGGCACGCTATCGTCGTAATCATAGCCGCCACCGGATGACTGGCTTTCGCCGCCTCCCGACTGCTGCGATCCACCCGACGGGCCGTCAAGCATTTGCAGCGTGCCGTTGAAGCTGCGCAGGACGATCTCGGTGCTGTATTTGTCAGCGCCGGACTGGTCCTGCCATTTGCGGGTCTCAAGCTGGCCTTCGATATAGACCTTGCTGCCCTTCTTCAGGAAGCGCTCGACCACGTTGACCAGCCCCTCGGACATGATCGACACGGTATGCCACTCGGTCCGCTCCTTGCGTTCCCCGCTGTTCTTGTCCTTCCAGCTTTCCGACGTGGCGATGCGCAGGTTTGCGACCTTGCCGCCGTTCTGGAAGGTGCGGATCTCGGGGTAGCGCCCAAGATTGCCGATGATGATAACCTTATTGACGCTGCCGCTCATGCTGCCGCTCCTTGCTTCTGTGTTTCGATTTCAGCCTCGACGCTGGCTGCGAGTTCGACGGATAGCTTGCGCAGGCGTTCCAAGTCGGCCTTGAACGGCGCAAAGTCGGCCAGACCTGCACCCTTCTCGCGCAGCCCAGCCACCATTTTATTGCGCAGCAGGTCAGCATCGCTCGGCTCTGCCTTGGTGATCTGGCGCGGCTTTTGCTTTTCAGCTTGATCATCGACGCCGACGTTTTCCCGCGTCTTGTCGTAGAGGGCGAGGCCGAACGGGTTGCCGAAGCTGCGCAGTCCACGCTTTAGAGCGTCGGTGACCGCTTCTTTTATCGCGCTTTCGTGGGCCAGGCCGAGATCAACGTCGTAGCCGTGCCCCGCGCCAACATCTTCGCGGATCACGTCGCCGACCGTCACGCGAACCGTCGCAACGTAGGTGACGCCGAAGCCTTCCTTCTTCTCGCGGCCAATCTCGCGCGGGCGTTCCTGAACCACGTTGCAAGACGCGACGATGTAGGACCATTCACCGTGTCCGAAGATGCGGTTGGCCTCCGCCATCGCGTGCCAGCCTTCGATATAGTCGCCCTTGGGGCCAAACTTTTGCGCGGGCTTGACGTTCTTCGGGTCTAGCTTGCGCTCCAGCTCTGCGGATGCTTTCTGCCAGTCCATCAGTTTCCCTCCTGAGCCAACTGCAAGGCCAGAACTGCGCGCTCAATGGCTACCTCGATTGCCTTCTGTGCGTTCAGCAGAATTGCCTCGATTGCGACATCATCCGCCTCTGGCTCACCGCGCAGAAAGCGGCGGTCCTGAGTGGCGCAAGCGACTGCGTCCACCAGCCAGTCGGCGCGTTCCTTGGCGATTTCAGTGAATGCCTTTCCGAGCGTCGGCATCACATCACCCCCGCGCGCAGAACGGCCAGGGCGTTGCGTTCCATCGCTGCCTGTGCGTGCAGATGGGCCAGCGCCTCCGTCTCGCGGATCAGGTCCAGCGGCGACGGGTCATCGCTCCAGCGAAAGGCACGGCGGGCGATGTCGTGCATCGTCTCGCGGGCCATCTCGGCGTTGATACGGGCGACTGCGGTCTGGCCGATGCCGAACTGATCGAGCAGGACCGGCACCGGGTTGTGAAAGCGTGGTTGTTCCATGTCTCGTGTCCTTGTGAATGGGTTGCCGGGGGCGGGGTCGAAGCTGCCCCCGGCTGGCCGCACGGGGAGGAGGACGTGCGGATCAGAGGCTGCCTGCACCGTTGCAGGTGGGGCAGTCGTAAACGGCAGGGCCTGCGGTGAAGCCCGTGTCGGTGGAATACTGGCCGGAGCCGTGGCAGTGGCGGCAGACGCGATCGCCTGCGAAGAACCGTTCCCGATCCTGGGGGGCTTCCCACGAGCTGCGGTTCGTCGGCTTCACGCGATCGACTGGCTCGCCTATGTTGACGCGCGTTCCGCATGCCATCACGCCGACAAGCTGCAAGGTGTCGTCCGCGCTTCGATCGATCTTGTAGCCAGAGAACCGTTCAGCGTTCATGCCAGTGAAGATGTTGACCAAAGGCGGCAGCGGCGCATCGGTGAACTTGCAGTATCCAGGATCGCCCGGCTCCCTGCGCATCATTCGCCCTCCGGGATGCTGTCGCGTGCGGACAGGACGGCGGCGGTCGCGGCGTGGGTGTCCAAGGCGGCGACGGCGCGATCAAGACGCCCATCGTTCTTGAAATCGTTAATGTCCATCTCACCCATGGCCCTAGCGTCCTCTGTCCACGGGTCGCCGTCGTGCGTATAGTTAAGATAGTCCTCAACCGTATCGAGGCAGGATTTCAGCGCCTCACGCAGCCTCGCATTCTCCAGCGCCAGGTCGTGCGCGCGGGCGGCGTCCTCTGCCAGTGCGGTGATGACGGGGGATGCGCGGCGGTTCCATGCGTCTCGAACCTGACCGAAGAAAATTGGGCAAGTTTCTCTGGCGTAGCTTTCCTGACCCTTCGCACGGCAGGATGCGCACGTGATGAAGTAAAATTTTCCGCCAGTATCTGCGTCGTGTTCCGAAGCCATGTGCGCCTTGCCCCCACAAAACGGGCAGGGCAGCAGGTCGATCTGTTCCGGCGTCATCGTGCGGCCTCCGAGATACGGGCGGCCTCGGCCATTTCGGGGCACTGGCGCAGGTGATCCAGTTCGGCGCTTAGTGGATCGGCAAGAGCTGTCAGGAAGGCCCATTTCAAAGCACAAACTGCGCCGACATCACATCCGACATGCTTTTCATAGGCCGCGACACCGAACGCTGCGGCCAATAGAACTTGCTGTTCAACGAAGCGATCTTCGCTGCTCAGAATTTCTGCAACGGTCATATTCGAAAGGTCACGTATCATCGTGCGGCCTCCGAGATGCGCGCAAGACCTGCGATGAACCGTTCAGCAGCGATCTTCCGGCATCCCTCGCCTTTAGCCAGCGGGCCGGACATGCCGCATGACTGCTTCTTGCACTTGACCTGTGCAGTCTGGAAAACGTGCGGTGTCGCCTTGCCAATGCGCTTGCTAAAGCTGTGGATTCGCAATGCAGACCCACAGAACGGGCAGGCGGGAAGGTGTTCTTGGGGCGCGGTCATCGTGCGGCCTCCTTCATCATGCGGTCGAAGTTCGCGAAGGTTGCGGCCATCCGCTGTTCGGCTCGGCCTTCCAGTTCGGCAGGAATGTTGGTGATCAGGTCAGCCACCTGAAACGAGAGCAGTCCGTTGTCGCGGGCGTCCTCGATCAGTTCGCAGATGGCGGTAAGGGTGGCGTTGTAGGTCATGCTGCACCGCCTTTCGCTTCGAGCAGCGGTTGAAGCCATGCCGACAGCACGTCCGCATTTTCGGGCTTCTCAAGCTCGATGCTGATGAAGTCCCACTGCGTCGGGTGCTTTTTCATGGCCATCATGATGGACCGCATGACTTGCACCTGATCGCCGTCAGACATCGCCGCGAAGACCTGCCCGAAGGCGTCAGGATCTGCGCGGATGAACAGCGGGAATTTTGAATCGACATCCACCTTGATCATGCTGCCATCCTCCGTGCGTTGCGGCGTTCGATCTGTGCGATCATGCGGGCTGCGTCATCCTCGGCACCGGCTGCCAGGGCTTGCGCTGCGATGTCGCGGGACACGCTGGCAGGTAGGGCGCAGAGGCGGGCGTCAACGGTCAGGGCGTGGGGGGTGCGGTCAAGCATCGCGGGCCTCCAGACGATAGCTGGACAGGTCAATCACGCCGTCGATGCGGTTGAAGGTGGCGCGGACGGGGGTCGTCAGGCCCTTGATGTGGGAAGGCTGAACGAGGCCCAGCTTGTCCACGAACCAGTTGACGCCGACTTCCTCGACCTTGGGGGCGGGCTTGACGCGGTAGGTGTGGCACTTGACCCAGCAATCCGTGTTTCCACTGGTAGTCTGCCAGCCCTTTTGTCCAAACCACTGATACGGCCCGCCATGCGCCCGCAATGTTTCCTGCGTGGCGGCGTCCAGCAATCCAAACGGCGTCGTGATCGCGGTCAGGTCGGGCTGAGGGGTGGCGCGGCTGATGATGCGGAAAGTGGCGCACAAGCCGGTTGCTCCCTTTGGAGCGTCAACTTCGCCATTGCCGTTCACTGTGAAGCGGTCGCCAACGGCAATGGCTTTCGTTTCGACGTAATTCTCAGTGACGCATTCCACCACATCACCCGGCTTAGCGTTCAGCTCTTTCAGCGTTCCCGTTTCCATCACATCGCTCCTTGAGCTGCGGCGGTGCATTCCGTCGCGTATCCGTGGCAGACGTCCGGCAGGCGGGCGTCGAACATGTCAGAGATGGCAGGGGCCGCGAGGAAGAGCGTCAGCGCCGCAACACCAGCCGCCAGCAGCGCCCATGCCAGACCGCCAAGAGCCAAGCCGTAGAACAAGCCGCGCGGGCCTTTCAGCTGCTCGTCGCGCATGTCAGCCTGCCAGCCGCGTTGCTCGTCAAAGTCGGGGCGGGGGTCATGCAGGGCCATCACTGGGCACCTCCGACAGGCTTCCACTTCGCTGCTTTCTCGAACCAGTCCGTGAGGCTGTCGTGAGCGACGTCCATGCTAAAATCGGAATGCACTGACGTAGCAGCGAGGCGATATTCGATTATCGAAATGGTCGCGCATGCAAAGTGGTATGCCGCGCCGCTGTCGATCAGCTTTTTCAAGCGGGCCTTGCAGCTTTCAGGGCTGCGGCCAATGCGAATGCAGATCATCGACATGGGAAGCTGGCACCATTCGAGAAGATGACCGTCTTCAGCTTCGGTGAAACGCCGAGCCATCAGCGGCCAACCTGCGGCACAAACGCGCCCGTCTCGATGGCGGCGGTCAGCGGATCGACCACGGCATATTCGCTGCGGTCCAGATCAATGATGCGCGGATCAACGATGATCCAAGGCGGCGTCACCAGGCTGACAGGCTGGCGGCTCTCGTAAAAGGAAATCTCGGCGTGGATGTTCATTCTTGCGTCTCCCAATCAGGCAGCGGCTTCGAACGCTGCGGTGGTCCAGAGGCTCATGTGTCGCTCTGGGTATGGGAGTAAGATGCGTCGGAAACATCCGACTGTCAATAACTTTGTTAGGAAGAATCCGACTTTATAATTTAGGCAGCTTCGTTATTGTTGACCGAGTAAATGGGGACAAACGTGAACATTGATTTTGAAACGGAACAGCAAAAAGCCCGCGAGATCGTCACGGGCCTAGACAAGAATCAGTTGTTGGAAATGCTTATGCTGGCGCTTGAGGTGCGGTATGGCTCGCCCAGGCACGGGCAGTCAGAAGTAGCCGGTCGCGTTCATGGTCGGTAAGCTCCATCAGGACGCCATATAGCTGCGATTGCAGCTCATCTATAGCAGTATCCACAAAGAGCGCAGAAGGTGAGACCTCTAGCGCCGCTGCGATCTTTTCGACCGTATCGAGGCGAGGGTTTTTGCTCTTGCCGGACAGAATGTCATAGATGCCAGTTCTGTTCATCCCCGCCGCCCGACCAAGACTGGCGGGGTCAAAGCCCTTCATCTTCATAATGGATTGTATGTTGGCTGCGAACAGCATGGTTATATCTGAGCGTCCCATGGCTAGGAATTTACCTAATGTCAGATAGGGGCGCCAATCGGAAATTTCCAGTTGCCTGATGATCGGAAATATCCTACTGTCCGGTCATGGACATCACATTCCCCAAACACCCCGAACTTGCCGAGGAAGTAGCTGCCTTCATGGCGGCGAAGGGCATCCGGCATACCACGTTCGGAAAGCTCGCGGTTGGTGATCCGTCACTGATCTCGAACTTGCGCGAAGGCCGAGAACTTCGCAGCAAAACCATTCGCCGTATCCGTCACTTCATGATGACGGGAACGGCACAGCGCACCAGCAAGGCAGGTGCAGCATGAAGTGCGCACTGTATCGCCATTTTGACGCCGATGGATCGCTTCTGTATATCGGCGTAACCAGCGATCCAACAAAACGAACTGCTGCGCATAAGAAGAATTCGCCTTGGTTCGCTGAAGTGGCAAGGACCGAGATCGAGTGGCAGCCTAGCCGTGCGGATGCGCTGCTGGCTGAAACGATTTCCATCGGTAAAGAGTCGCCCCGAAATAACATCCATTCGGCGGGCAAGACGCGCGGTGCGGCAGAATTCATCGACCGTGTTGGCAAAGAGTATTTGGCGTCACGACTAGGCGTTACCTTCACTGCCGTTCGCAATGCCCATTGGCGCGACCGGATGCCCGCATATTGGGCGCTGATCGTTGCCACGATATGTGTCGAGCAAGGCGTGCGTTGTCCGTCCCATGCCTTCGGGTGGAACGGATCGAACGGCATAGACCATCGTTGCATCTCGGAACGCATGTTCAGCGCCGAAGAGCGGGGCATCGCATGACATGCCACACGCACATCGATGCGGGCGTTGCGGCGCGCCTTCAATACGCGGCTTTGGACCTGGCTTTGGCCAACGAGGCCCGCGCATTTACGCCTGCCAGCAGCACGTCGAGGACGCTGACCGTTGGTGGCGCGAACGCTATGATCGCCAATCGCGCAAAGCAGATGCAGTTCCGCAGCAACGAGGCACGCAAGCGGTATCTGGCAATTCACCGCACCCTGGCAACGGCGATCTGTTCGGGGGTGCATGATGGGCGCTAAGTCACGCAATAAGGGCAGCAGCTTCGAGCGTGAGGTCGCGGCGGAACTGTTCGCCCTTCTCGGCATCACGTTCGAGCGGGATCTGGACCAGTATCGCAAGGCCGATCGCGGCGACCTGATCCCCGACGATGCGGCATTCCCGTTCCTGATCGAATGCAAGCGGTATGCTGCTGGTGATGCCTGCCTGCCCGCATGGAAAGCCCAAGCGGAGAAGGCGGCGCAAGCGGCCCGCAAGATCCCGGCAGTCGTCTTCCGCTTCGACCGTCGCCAGACCCGCGTTGCGGTCCCGCTTCGCGCCCTCTGCGCCACGTGGCCCGCCGACCAGTGGGCAGAGGTCACGCTGGAGGGCTTCGCCTTCATCGCCCGCGAACGCATGGCCGAGTGCTTCGGTGATTGGTTCGCCAACGATTACACGACCCTGCACCGCAAGATCGCCGGGTCGATCACAGACGCGGAGGTCTTCTAATGAGCCAAGCGCCGTCTATGCCCATGTACTGGGACGCATACCTTGCAGACACGACCCACCTGACCACCGAGGAACACGGCGCATACATGCTGCTGCTGGCGGCAATGTGGCGGCGCAACGGGTCGATCCCTGAAGATGACAGCGACATCGCCCGCATCTTGGGGATGACCAAGGGCAAATGGGCCAAGACAAAAGCCCGCCTGGCTGGCTTCCTGATCTTCGAGAACGGGGAGATTTCGCAGAAAAAGCTGCAAAAATTGTGGAAAAATACCCAAGAAAAGATCGAGAAGAACCGCGCCAATGGGGCCAAAGGTGGACGCCCTGTATCAAGCAAAAACAATGACTTGGCAAAAGCGAACGGTTCTGTTTCGGATAACCCAATCAAAACCATACCAGAACCAGAACCAGAGCCAGAAGTAAGAGAGGATACTAACGTATCCTTGTCGGCTGAGCCGACGTTGCCTGCGGTCGCGAAAGATGCAGGCCCTTCATTCTCAGACTTCTGGGCGGTCTGGCCTCTCGGCAAGATCTGCAAGCAAGCCGCCGAAAAGGCATGGCGCAAGCTGTCTGTGGCTGATCGTGCATTGGCCACAGATCGGGCTCAGGTCTGGTCCGCCCATTGGCGGCATAACCACCCGCAGGCCAGCCCCATTCACCCAGCCAGCTACCTCAACGGCAAGCGCTGGACTGACGAAATCCAACCAACCCTAACCCTGATCCCCGGAGGCCCCCGTGAACCTTCCCGCCAAGATCAACGCTCCGCTGCCCGCTCCGACGCCACAGCACGCCAAATCGCTTTCGCAGCAAGAGCTATCAAAACATCGGATGGTGATTGCTTCTGAAGTCAAGATCGTGCTGGCGGCCTACTTCGACCCATCCGAGAGCGACGAGGTGAAGGCTGGCCTGCTGGCATGGTTCTGCGACGAATTGCAGGACTGGACCCACGAGCAGGTTGTCTGGGCGCTTCGTTCGTGGAACCGCGAGAACCCGCGCCGCCGACCGACGCCCGGCGACATCGTTGGCCTGCTGAAGAAGGCACGCGGTCAGAAGCTGGCGAAGGCGAAGATCGACGCGCCGGTTCCCGAGCATCAGGGCATGACGCCGGAACGTGCTGCCGAGGTCGCTGCTGAGCTTGCGGCCAAGTTCCCCGGCTTGGGCGTCATTGCCCCGCGCCGCATGCCGGAGGTGAAGGCATGAACTACGAGATCAAACTGGGCGATTGCCTCGAAAGCCTGCGCACAATGCGGGATCAGTCGGTTCATTGCTGTGTGACCAGCCCGCCTTACTACTGGCAGCGCGATTACAACTGCGAAGGTCAGTATGGGCATGAAGACACGCCGGAGGCTTTCGTTTCGCAAATGGTCGCAGTCTTTGCTGAGGTGCGCCGCGTTCTGAGTGAGCGGGGAACGCTTTGGCTGAACTTGGGGGATAGCTATTACAACGGTAACGGCCAGCCCAAAGGAAACGACCCGCGCAGCCCGTCGCGAGACTGGATCAGAAAAACGGTCAGGCCGCTGGATGTGTCGGGGCTTGGGTATCCGAAGAAGTCGCTTCTAGGGATGCCTTGGCGGGTGGCCTTGGCAATGCAGGCGGACGGATGGACACTACGTCAAGAGATCATCTGGTGCCGGGAGACTGCCTTTCCAGAACCATCCGTAAAGGATCGACCGCACCGGCAGCATGAGACAGTCTTTTTGTTCTCCAAGTCGCGTTGGTATGACTTCGATCGATCGGCGTTGCCAGAACAGAGTGTTTGGCACATTGGTCACGAGCGCGGAGCAAAAGCGCACAGCGCGGCATTTCCGGCAGCACTGGCTGAACGGTGCATTTTGGCCGGTTGCCCCATTGGCGGCACTGTGCTTGATCCGTTCGGTGGCAGCGGGACGACCGCAGGCGTAGCCATTAAGCACGGGCGCAAAGCGATCCTGTGTGAACTGAACTCTGATTACGCCGCGATGATCCCCGAGCGGGTTGATCAAATTGCGGGCCATACATCAGACATGTTCCGGGAGGCCGCGCAATGAGCATCCTCGCCCCCTCCGATTGGGACGCCATGCAAGACGCCCTGCGCGTTGCCATGATCGCCACAGTCCCGGCTGCTCTGCGTCCCCGTGAGCGGGCCCGGCTGACCGGCTGTGCGCTCCCCCGCGACAAGCGCGAACGCCCCATGGCTGCGCTTGACGTCGAGCGGGCGGCGGATCTGTATCGCTCCGGCAAGACGCTGGAGCAAACCGCAGGAGTCCTCGGCGTATCCCGCAAGCGCATCAGCCGCGCCTTCGCCCGCATCGGGGTTCAGTCCCGTCCGTCGAACAAGGCCACCCCCGCCATCGTCTCGGCCACGCTGCGCCTGCACGAGCGCGGCATGAAGAACAAGCACATCTCCGACGAGCTTGGCATCGGCCAGAACATCGTCGCCCGCATTCTGAAGGAGGCCCGCGCATGACCCCCAAGATCGTATTCGGCAACATCCAAGCCAAGAGCCGCGTCAAGCTGGACGCCCCGTTCCCCATCCCGCCCGCTGTCACCGACGACACGGCCCCTCGCGACATCCGTTGCGGAGCCAAGCGCGCCCCTCGTGAGCCGAAAGCCACGGTTGCCCAGGTCATCGCCATCATCCGTGCGGCGCATGCGGAGGCGACGGCATGACCGCGATCGCCCGCCCGTCCATCGAGAGCCTGAGCGCAGCCGTTGCCGCCCGTGCCTTCGCCACCAGTTCGGACATCAGCTTTGCCCAAGACATCATCCGCGAAAAGATGATGGAGCAAGCCCGCAAGGCCCCGGCGATGCTGAAGGACGTTGCCTATGACCGCAAGCCGGATCGCGGCTTAGCCCGCAGGATCGAACTGGCCCCGAAGGTGATCGAGCTGCACGAGCAGGGCATGGCGGATCTCCAGATTGGCCTGACCTTGGGCTGCCACAAGAACACGGTTGCCCGCATCATCTCCGACCACGTCCCGCTGGAACAGCAGAACGGCGCAAGGTCGCACAAGCTGGCGGATCGCGCCCGTGCTGCCCGTCAGCGCATCGCCGGGGAAGTGGCGCGGCTTTACGAGTCCGGCATGAGCCAGCTTCAGGTCGCGGAACGCATGGGCATCGGCGCAACGACTGTCGGACGCATCCTGGACGAAAACGGCGTCAAGGTTCGCGATCCGGGGCAGACGCCCGCGCGGCTGGCATACTTTCGCGCCCGCGCCGCCAAGCGTGACGCACTGGCCGACAAGGTCTTGCGGATGACGAAGGCGGCATCTTCGCAGCGTGCGATCGCCCGCAAGCTTGGCATCAACGCCACAACGGTCAGCCGCATCATCGCAGAGAACCAGATCGACCTGGGATCAGCGTCAGAAAAGATGGCCCGCGCCAAGCGCATCCCTGTGACCACCACTGATGGCAAGACGTTCGCATGCCGCCGCGATGCCTGCGCTCACTATGGCATCAACAGCTGGCGTCTGCGCGTCAACCTGCTTCCCGACGGTCGGTTGGACGTGTCGGGCTTTCAGGAGGCCACCGCATGAAGCCGATCGACGCCAAGATTGCCCGCCGCAAGCAGCGCCAACGCGAGCGCCGCGCCCGTAGGCAGACGGACCAGCAGCGCACAGCCTTTGTCGCAGCCGTGGGGCCAGATGAAGCGTCTGTCTGGTGCGATGGCACCGCAGGATGGAGAAGGCCCCGTAACGGGCCGCACAGCGATGGAGAGAGCCAATGAACGCGCGTCCCGAAATCCTGACAGGCACCGAAGTCAGCACCGGACGCCGCAAGCCGTCCGATCTGGTTGCCGAATATGAAGCTAAGCGCGAAGCCATCCCGGATCTGATCGAGGCCTTCAAGGCGGCGGGCGTTCAAGCCAAGTCCGGCCTGACCATCGGCGGCACTTGGGGGCACGTGACCATCAGCACAGGTGACATCTATCAGCGGCAGGCGGAGGAAGCGCTTCTCGCATCGGCATGGCGTCACACCTATTCGCTGTATGAGCTGGAAACCATCGTCAGCGCTGAAGACAAGCGCCGCATCGAACAGATGTTCGCATCGCCCCCGCCGTTCACCATCGACAACATCCGCGATCAGTTCGGGGCGTATGTCATGGACCCGTGGGGGTCGATCCTTCGCGGCTTGGCGGAGGTGTTCAGCCAGTTGGACCCGGCGTTCAAGTCGCACGAGAAAATGAAGGTCGGTGTCAAGGGACTGCCCAAGCGCGTCATCCTGTCGAACGTCAGCGGTTATGGTTCATGGGGCCGCGACAGGCTGCTGAACATCCTGAACGCCATCGCGGCATATCAGGGCAAGCCCCTGCCGTCCTGTGGTGACATTGAGGGCTTTATGAAGGACGGCGACAGCCTGCGTTTGCAGCGCGGCGTCTGGCTGAAGCGGTTCAGCAACGGCAATGGGCATCTGTTCTTCGCGCCTGATACGCTGGCCGATGTCAACCGCGCCTTGTCCGAGTATTACGGCGAGGTCTTGGCCGATTGCCCCGAGGAGCGCCCAAGCAAGCAGCGGACCGGCACGAATGTCAGCAAGGATCTGCAATACTACCCGACGCCCGCCAAGGTGGTGCAAAAGATCGTCGCGGATCTCTATGGCATCAAGGGGAGGCGCGTCCTTGAGCCGTCATGTGGGTGCGGGCGCTTCATGGATGAACTGCGCAGGGCAGGGGCACAGGTCGTCGGGTGCGAGTATGACGCA